GCGCACAAACGGCTCTGTCAGGTGACTTGGATGTTCTAAAACGAACTATCGCAAACGATATTCGACCGAAGCAAGCACAGGCTGAAGCTGAGATTGCCAAGCAAGTTGAAGCACTTAGCCGGACTAAAAATGAACTGGCTGGCGTGAAGTCAGCGCAAGCGACGTATGAGGAGACGACGACTCGTAGACTGTCAGAACTGACCAACTTGGCCAATGGTAAAGCCAGCAAGTCAGAACTCACGCAGACAGCTGAGGAGCTAGCTAGTCGGATTGCGAGTGTGCAGGCATCCGGTCGAAATCTATTCTTGAACTCACTATTCAAGCAGGATATTTCAAAAACAGGAATTTGGACAACGAGTACATATACGGCTACTATCGATAGCGAAAGTAAGTATCTTGGATATAACGCTCTTAAAATTATAGGTCTGAATCCATCTGGCCGTGATGGAGGGAATCCCAAGGTTACTTATCCAGTTCTGGGTCAATTCGGGAAAGTAATTCCCGGAAGTACGACTAATCAAGATGTAACCATTAGTTTTTATGCTAAGGCAAATAAAAATGGAATAATGCTAAGATCTCGATTAGGGAATATCGGATATAAAACTGGAAATGTGACATTGTCGACAGAAATTAAACGATATGTTGTCCATATTCCAAAAGGTTGGACAAACGAATCCAAGCAGACCACAAATGAATGGTTGTTCAATTTCAACCAGGAAGGAACCGTTTGGATTTGGATGCCGAAGTTTGAAATAAGCGATGTAGATACTTCTTATTCAGAAGCTCCTGAAGATATAGAAGGTCAGATTTCAACAGTTGAATCGACCTTTAAACAACGAGTCAACTCGCTCGAAGCTGGTGTGAATCGTCTGACTGAAGGCCTTAGAACCAAAGCCGATATCAGCGCACTCAACGTGACTGCTGAAAATATCCGGCAATCTGTGAAGAGTCTTGAGACAGACACGCAGAACAAGCTAAATCAGAAGTTGAGTCAGGCTGAATTTGAGGTGCGAGCCGGCTCTATCCGTCAGGAAATCCTGAACGCAACCAAGGATAAGGCAGATAAGACTTTAGTTGTATCTGAAGCTGGGAAATTGCGTGAAGAATTTTCAAAAATGAAGGTGGGAGGCCGGAATCTATGGATAAAATCCAAGACGGTTGGAGCTGTAATTGAAAAATTACCTGAAAACCATGTCACAGGTCAAAAAGAATGTTATAGGTTAGAGAACAACTCTACTTTAACGTTCAACCTTGAACCAGATTTCAGCTCAAGGTTGTATCAAAAAGTTACTTTTAGCGCTTGGATCAAGTACGAAAATGTAGTCCAAGGTCGAAACTTTTGGAATGTATTTAATTGCTTCAAACATTATCTTTTTAGAAAAAATAGTGAGACCGGAGTACAGAGTGGTCCAGATTATGCTACGCTTGGTATGTATAAAGGTTCGGCAGATTGGAAATATATTACATTCACTTATGACTACTCTGAAAAAACAAATTTTGATCAATTGAAGACATCATTGCGATTCAATCTTGAAGGTGCTACAAGCGGTACAGCTTGGGTAACAGGAATCAAGGTTGAAATCGGTAGTGTGGCGACGGACTGGAGTCCTGCGCCTGAGGACGCTGATGGTCTCATCACTGAAGCTAAGGCTACCTTTGAGCGGACAGCTCAGGGCTTGCGAACCGACTTATCAGCTATTCAGGAATATGTAAATAAAGACGGTCAGCGACAGGAAGCCCTACAGCGCTATACTCGTGAGGAGAGCACGAGACAAGCGACAGCAGTCCGTGAGCTGGTCAATCGTGATTTCGTTGGTAAGGCTACTTATCAAGAAGATGTTAAGGGTATCAATCAAATGATTGAAGCTGTTAAAACTAGTGCGAATAAAGACATCGCTAGTCAAATCGCTAGCTATCGTCAATCTGTAGATGGTAAGTTCACGGATATTTCAAGTCAGATAACTACTTATAAGCAAGATGTGGGCGGTCAAATCAGTGGCCTTTCAAATAGACTTACAAGCAGTGAGCAAGGAACCACTACTCAGATTTCAAATATTTCAAATCGGATAAACAGTAATAAACAAGGCACAGATAATCAGATTTCAAATTTAAAGACTCAGGTCGCTACAAACAAGGATAATGCTGAACGACAAATGGGTAGAATATCTGATCAGGTTTCTGCAAACAAAGCGAATGCTGATAGTCAATTTGCGAATGTGACCAATCAACTAGCGCGAAAAGTAGAGACTACTGACTTCCAGCGTGTTAAGGAAACCAGTAAACTTTACGAGCGAATTTTGGGCAATACTGAAAATGGAATTGCGGATAAGGTTGCTCGCATGGCTCTGACTAATCAACTGTTTCAGGTTGAGGTGGCTAAAAATGCCAGCAATGGTCAAAATTTGTTGAAAGGCACAAAAGACTTCTCAGGGGGTTGGAAAAACAAGGGTGCAAATTGGAAAAAGCACGCTGAAAAATACAAAGGTGTTGATGTCCTATTTAAAAATAATTCGTGGAATGGCGTTGGACAAGAGATTGATGCAAAAATTGGTGAAGTCTATACATTCAGCTTATGGATGAAGAGCGACTGGAAGAATGATACAGTAAATTTCTATGTAAATAGAAATGGATCTGTTGAGAAAGGTTGGGGTGTTCCATCTGAAACATCGGTCGCTATAACAAGTGAATGGAAACGTTACTCATTTACCTTCAAAATTACTGTGGACGGCTTCATCTTTCCTCGTGTAGAACGACTTAATCAAAATACAAATCTATATATTGCAGGTCTTAAACTTGAAAAAGGATCGTATGCAACACCGTACACCGAAGCTCCTGAAGACACGGACGAAGCGATTCGCTCTGTTCAAAGTCAACTAACTGGCTCATGGGCAGTTCAAAACATCAACTCGGCTGGAGATATCATCTCTGGAATCAATCTTGGCGCCAATGGACATAACCGCTTTGTTGGGAAATTGACCCACATCACTGGAGAGACCCTGATTGACAGAGCAGTCATCAAGTCTGCCATGGTTGATAAGCTCAAAACGGGCAATTTTGAAGCTGGTTCGGTCACGACTACGATATTAGATGCTGAAGCGGTAACTGCTGAGAAGTTGAAAGTTGACAATGCGCTTATTAGAAAATTAACTGCAAATGATGCTTTTATTGACCAACTGATATCTAAACGTATCTTCTCTATTAAGGTTGAGTCCGTCATTTCTAGCTCAACCTTCCTAGAAGCCTATCAAGGCCGAATCGGTGGATTCACACTTGGTCAATTTGACCAGGGTGGCGGTCGCTGGATTTCAGGTGTCAATCAGTTCTCTGTTGGTATGGGGAATGGTGCCGGGTATGGAGTCCGGACAGCCTTCTGGGCGAACTGGGGAAATAATTGGAACTATGCCGGACCTAAAGCATGGAACGTCAATACTGATGGGAAAATGTACTGTAGGAATGAAGTCGGTTTTTATGATCAAGTGGATTTTTCGAATTCATCGAGAGCAAACTTCTATGGGAATACTACTTTTTCTCGTTCTCCTGTGTTTTCAAATGGTATCGAACTTGGAAGTAAAGATGTGCTTGGTGATGGTTGGAATCCCAAAGGCGGAAGGAATGCGGTTGTTTGGTGGAATCAGGTCGGTAGCGGTAGCGTGAAGTATTGGATGGAACAAAAATCAGACAGACGCTTAAAAGAGAACATCACAGATACAGCTGTGAAAGCCTTGGACAAAATCAACAGATTAAGAATGGTTGCATTTGATTTCATCGAAAATAAGAAACATGAGGAGATTGGTCTAATAGCTCAAGAGGCTGAAACCATCGTTCCAAAAATTGTCTCACGAGATCCTGAGAATCCAGATGGCTATCTGCATATCGACTATACCGCTTTAGTTCCTTACTTAATCAAGGCTATTCAAGAATTAAATCAAAAAATAGAAAAAATGGAGAAAACAATAGCATGAATAACAACATGTTGACCAATATCGCACTTAAAGCAATTCAGGAGCTTGCTCTTGAAAATAGAAAACGAACACACAGATTGGAGAACTTAGAAAATGAACACAGAACAGCTTAACCAAGCCTTACAAATGACAATTCGTGAAATGTCAACAACTTCAACAGATTCGATGATTACAAGTAATATCTTGAGTATTCAGTTGAATGAGCAAAGGGAAGAGAATCAAAGACTTCAAGCACGAGTGGATGAGCTGGAAGCTCTGCTTGATGAACAAACTAAACCAGCAGACAAAGGAGAATAGACATGGCAGAAACAATTCAAAACACAGATAACTTACTAGACCTTACAAAAATCACAGAACCATTTGATCTTGCGAGCGCTTTGCGCTACATGAAAGAAAATGGAGAGTTCATTCGTTGCAAGAATGTAAGCGATGACTTCTATATGTATCGTGACGTTCAAAAACGTCCTGTGATTGTAAATGGCCGTCGCCAATTCAAGGATGTTGAAACCGTTTGGGCGTTCAATCAGTGGGGTGGTACAATCGCAACAATCAACGTAGCCGTTCTGTTGAATCATGAATTCTATATCATGAAATTTGATGCAGAGGGCAATCCTGACTGGACGGTTCCAACGGTAGAACCTAAAGAATAGGAGGTTGTATGCCAATTGAAGAAGCTGAAAAAATCGCTCAAAGTCAGGTAGCTTGGGCGATTTTGTTTATCTTGCTTTTTTTTATTATCATTCGATATCTTATCAAGACTTCGGACAAGCGAGAGAAGAAGATTATGGATTTGCACGAGCAATCAAAGGCCGACTCTAATAGACGAGAAGAGCGTTTGATGACTCACCTAGAAAAGACCACTACAGAATTAACCACAATCACTCACACGGTCGGAGACATTCAAAAAGAAATGGTTCGCATGAACGACCGCATGGAAGAAATCGAAAAAGGAGAATAACAAATGCAACAAATTACTGAAATCATTACTAATGGAGCAATCAGCATCCTTGTTATTTTGGCTGGTATCGCAGTCAAGGCAGTCAAGGACTACCTGGTTCAAAAAGGTGGAGAAAAGACTATCAAGATTGTTGAAATCTTGGCTAAGAACGCAGTTAATGCCGTTGAGCAAGTAGCTGCTGAAACTGGCTACAAGGGAGATGAAAAACTGGCACAGGCTCGCGCTAAAGTCCGTGCTGAGCTTACAAAATACAATATTAGCATGACTGACAAAGACTTAGACACCTTCGTAGAGTCCGCAGTGAAACAGATGAACGACGCTTGGAAAGGATAAGAGTAATGGATATCGATACAAGCAGACTACGTACAGGCTTGCCTCAGGTCGGTGTGCAGCCTTATCGACAAGTACACGCCCACTCAACAGGCAACCGTAACTCAACAGCTCAAAATGAGGCTGATTACCACTATAGAAAGGACCCTGAACTAGGGTTCTTTTCACATGTTGTCGGAAACGGCCGTGTCATGCAAGTAGGTCCTGTGAACAACGGAAGTTGGGATGTTGGGGGCGGTTGGAATACTGAGAGTTACGCAGCGGTTGAACTGATTGAAAGCCATTCAACTAAAGTAGAGTTCATGACGGACTAC